TGCAAAATCTAGAAAAGAAATAGAAGATACTCCAAATCCTGGAGCAATGTATGATTTCTTTAAATTAGATCAAGTTGCAGTTTTTAAGAGCAACGAGCATCCTATCGAAGATTTTGCTAAAGTATTATATACACTAGCAGTTGACGTTTTTAATTCTGAGAACGTTAAAATGCTAATTGAATTTAATACATACGGTACAATTCTATTAAAATACCTACAAACGGTGTTTCCTCAACGCAACGATTTCGACGAAGATATGATTCTGCGTTTTAAACATCGACATGATTCTAAAGGAGTAAAACCAGGTCTTAGACTAAGGGCTGATAATAAAGCAGTGTTTTGCCAAAACTTTAAAAAATTAATCGAAGAGAATAGGATAAATATTAATGAAGTAGAAACTGTGAATGAAGCCTCCCTATTTGGAGTTAACAAGAACGGAAACTATTCAGCGCAAATGGGACACGACGATTTAATTATGTCATCCATTATCGCTACTGAATTTTTTGGAACTACAGACTATGCTGATTTTGTCGAGGAAATGTTAGATATTATTGATGAGGATCTTCACGATTATATGGAAGAAGTGTTATATAAAGACAACGATTCTTCTGGAGACCTACAATTTGACATCTATGATTTGCTTACTTAGATAAAATCAGAAATAGAAGCAGATATATACATAAAGAAAAAAACATTATAATAACATGGCATTAAGTCCTCAATTATTGCAATTCAAGAGTTCAGGTGTTTATCGTTTAGAATTCGATAAATCACAAACTACTAACTTTGCTACAGAGACTATCAGATTGGTAGTTGGTCATTCTAAAAAAGGTCCATACAATACTCCTGTTTTTATTCAAACTGTTGAAGATTTTAATACAATCTTCGGAGGTATTGATAGAAACTTAGAGAAAAAGGGTATGTTCTTCCATAGATCAGCGCTTACTACTCTTACAAGAGGTCCTATCCTAGCATTAAACCTAGCGTCATTTGACTCTGGAGACACTATTAACTTCGCTTCACCATCTACAAATGGTTCTAGCGTAACTGCAGTTTCTGATTCAGGAACTGACGAGTACACAAAATTCTTTAACACTGATAAATTCTGGTTTCCATCAGACGAAGCAGTAATCGATACTATTGGTACTGACAACAACAGATTATTAAATTTAATTAACATTAAGCAAGAGCCTATTACTGTTATCGTAAGAAAAGCGCAAGATGTTGCATCATTCGACGTTACTGCTAGAGAGTGGTACGGAGAAGGTAATGTACCTGCATTCTTAAACGACAAAGATTATTTGTCAGATTTCATGGTAGACGTTTTTGTTTTCAAAGGAGAATTCGATCCAGCTACTTTAGTAACTGATCCAGTTTACAAAGATTACTTTACAGCTCAAGGTTTAATTAAAACTCAATTAGATGCATTTTCTAACCTAAGACAAGTATCTTTAATTGCTTCTTACACTGGTTCATTAATTCCTAACTTTAAAGATTTGGAAGGAAGAAACCTTTATGTTGAAACGATGATTAACTCAGAAGCTAGAAGAACTGGTTTATTCTGTGCAATCGATGAAAATAACGTACAAGAAGAAACTGGAACTAACGTTGATTTAGTTGGACATACATTTGATGCAGATCAAAACTATGAAGTACTTTCATATATTATCGATCAAACATTAAATCCTGCAGCTGGAACAACTATTACTTTAAATCCTGCATTAGTATTTGCTGGAGCTAACCAAACAACTGTTTCTGGTTCTACATTAACAGCACCTCATAATATTTCAGCATCAATTTCAGTTGGAGACTTTTTAAAGTCTGCAACAGTTGGAGAATACGTTGAAGTAACAGCAGTAGTTGTTGTACCTGGAAATGGAGTATCAACTAACACAGTAACAACAGTTACTTGTGAAGGACCTATTTCATCTACATTAAATCATGTTTCTACATTTAAAAAATACGCAATCACTAACTCTAGAGTTGTTGATTACGCTTTAAGCGAAACTAATCTTGCTGGAAACGGTTCAGTATCTGGAACTTACGCAAACTTAGGAGCTGGTATTTTTACCATCACTTATGCTGCAGCAATTTCTACTGTAACTCTTAAGAAAGGACAATATGTTCCTTCTGCAACAGCTGGAAGACTTGCTAAAATTAAATCAGTATCTAAAGCAGTTGTTGGTTTAAACACAGTAGTAACAATTACAACTGATGCTAACCTACCAAACACTTGGGGCGGACAATATGTTGTTTCTTTCGAAGAAGCTACTAGCGTTTACAAACCGTTTATTTTAGGTAAAGCAACAATTGGAGATAAATCAATCACAAATGCTCTTACTGCATTAAGTGGAACTAACTTATTCAACGCTCTAGCTGACAAAGATTTAATTCTTTACAGATATGTTGTTGATACATTCGGTTCATATGATACTGTTGAAGGTTTACAAAACAAGAAAGAACTTTCTTTCTTAGCACACCAAAGACAAAACGTATCCGCTATCTTAAACGCACCAACAGTAGCTGATTTCAAAAAATCAACTAATCCATCTTTCACAGATGAGAACGGAGCATTCGATACAATTTACTTAAAAGACGGAGGAAACTTAGATAAGAATCCTACTGCATTCTATACATTACCTTCTATTAATGATGGAGCAAATTATGCATTCTACTACGGACCTGGTTTAACAATCAGAGAAAATGGTAAAGACATCGTTGTACCACCAGCAGCTTACGTATCTAACAATTACATTGATAAATACTCAACTGCTTTACCTTGGTCAATCGTTGCTGGATCTAGAAGAGGAGTTATCTCTGGAACTGGAGTTGTTGGAGTTGAATATGCATTTGATAAAACGGACAGAGATGTTCTTGAACCATTTGGTATTAACCCAATCGTTTTCCAAAGAGGAGTTGGTTTAACAGTTCTTGGAAATAAAACTGGTCAACAATCAGTTAAATCTGCACTTTCATCTGCTCACGTAAGAGAAGTATTGATTTACATCCAAGAAGGAATGGCTAACATTCTTAAAGGTTACGTATTCGAATTTAATACAGCACAAACAAGACTTGAAATCAAAACTTTAGCAGATGCCTTTATGGAATCAGTTAAAGCTGACCAAGGAGTTTATGACTTTAAAAACGTTATCGACCAAACAAATAACACAAACGAAGTTATTGATAACAACATCGGTATCCTAGATACTTTTGTTGAACCAGTAAAAGGTTTAGAAATCGTTGTTCACAGAACTACAGTATTAAATACTGGCGAAATCTCTACTGGAAACTTTAGCTAAAAATTAGAATATATAAAAAAACAATAAAGAACAAGATGGCACTACCACATTATTCACAAGACCAGACAAGTAGAAAAGGTTCACAATGGGAACCAGTACAGGCTAACCTCTTCGAAGTTACCATAATTCCTCCATCTGGTGTAAAAGGTGCTCCGTTGCTGTTACAACACGTAAACAGTATCGGTGGATTGGATCTATATAAAGAAGTTGCAGAAGTAACACAAAAATATAAGTTCGCAACACGTTCTTATGCTGGTATGCCAGACAGTACTTCATTGGACATTACAATTAACTTCTCTTTGAACTTAAATGATTCTAATCAAGCATACCTTTACAAAACCATGAGAGAATGGTATAACTTAGCATACGATCCTCAAAACGGTATTATGGGTCTTAAGAAAGACTACACTGGAACTCTAGTTATCGTTCAGTTCAACAGAGCTGGAGATATTTACAGAACAATTACTTTAGAAGATTGCTTCATTAAATCAGGTCTACCATTCACTAACGAATTAAGTTATGAATCAGGAGATCCTGCAACATTAGAAGTAGGATTCAGATGCGATACTTTTAAAGAAGTATTAGCATAATTTACAACACTGAAGGGATGGTGTAAGCCATCCTTTCTTTTTGAACCAAATATATAATATGTTATTAAAATAATCTATGTCACACAAACTAACTAAAAAACTTCAGGTTTTAATAACTGATGAGGAGGTTCAAGAGCTTAATATCATTATTCTAAATGATGCGATCGAAAATGACCAAAGACCAATATCAATTTCTGCATTTATCAGACAGTTAATAAGACGTGAAATCGAAAGAAGACCTGATCTTGTAAAAGAATGGGACAAAACAAAAATTAAACACTTAAAATCAAAGTAATATGAGCAACAAAAACCAA